TATCAAGTTGAATATATTGAAGAACGTTTTAAGGGGTGAAATATGAACACAGAAATAAAAGAGCTAATAGTTAATTATCTATCTATTGAAGAAAACTATTTAGGTGGAAATCTTCACACTATTCTAGATGATGGCAATATATCTAACTCTAGCTTGCTTTATTGCTTTGGTGTATGTGGGGAAAGTAAGGATTATTTGGGTATGTTGATTTGCTCTAAGCTATACAATATTGATGAGTGTGATCGAGAAGAAGCTATTAACATTCAAGATTGTGGCATAGAGCCTGATATTAACGATTGTTTTATTTATGCTGGGTTGCGATGAATAATTTAAAAGATTTTGATATAACGCAGATTGATAAAGACACTAAGGTTGTGGTGTTTAAAATTGATTTCTCACAAATAATGGATTCAAATTCTCGTGAATTAACGATGAACCACTTAAAATACTTGTCTGACAATCTAGAAGAAGTTGGAGTTAAATTGATCGTGGTGGATAAATCGATTGATATTGTGCCATTAACCAAAGAATTACTGAATAGTGGTAAGTTGAAAGAAGTTTAATATAAACTACCCTCTACGGAGAGTTTTTTATGGCTATCAAAAAGACAGGTTCACTAGACCAAGCATTAAACAGACTACTCGCCTCAGATAAGCTACACGTTAAAGTTGGTGTATTGGAGAACTCAAAGTATCCTGATGGTACTAGCGTTCCAACTGTGGCTTATAAGAACGAATATGGGTTCGAGAATATACCCCCTCGCCCATTCTTTCGAGAAACTATTAAAAATGAGAAATCTAATTGGTCGGAACTAGCCCAAAAAGGTGTTAAGGCAGGTTATTCGATTGATCATATTTTAGGGTTGGTTGGGGCTGCAATGCAAAATGACATACAACACAGCATTATGACTTGGGTTGCCCCACCGAACGCACCGTATACAGTAGCTAAGAAGGGCTTTCAAAGTCCGCTTAGGGATACAATGTTGCTCCACGACAGCATAAAGTATGAGGTATCAGAAGGTAAATTATAGGATTTAATCAACCATTGTGTGGTACAATTAAATTTTAAATAATTGGAAATCACATGAAGAATGGCAGCGCTATATATAAAATTGAAACTATTCGTGGCTTTTATATCGGGAGTGCTATCAACTGGAAAAACAGAAGGAGTCAACATTTATCACACCTGAGGAAAGGAGTTCATGCAAACATAATGCTACAAAGAGCGTTTGATAAATATGGAGAGGATGGTTTGGTTTTTTCTATAGTTGAATATTGCGATCCATCTGATCTTTTATGTAGAGAACAGTTCTTCATAGATACACTAAACCCAAGATACAATATACTAAAAGAAGCTGGCAGGGTTACTGGTCTTGTTATGAGCGAAGAATCAAAAGCAAAAAGATTAAAAACAATGAGGGAGAGGTACACTCCTGAGCAAATGTCGGAGAGATCTCGAAAAGCAAGGGCAGCTTGGACTGATGAATCAAAAACAAAGCAAATAAAAAGCCTAACTGGGAGGAAGAGATCTCTAGAATCTATAGAAAAAACTAGGCAGGCAAATATTGGCAGACCTTGCTCACCCGAAAAAAGGGCTAAAATTGCAATGCAAAAAGGATGGAAACACACAATCGAATCAAGGGAGAAAATGAGCAAGGCACTGTCTGGAAGAACTGGAGAGTTATGTCCAAACTCAAAACTCATATATTGCAGCAATGGTATGGTGTTTCATGGTGCTTATGATGCGCAAAGATGGTTGCGGGATAATGGATACCCCAAGGCTCATGCTGCTAGAGTTAATTCAGTGTGTAGGGGTGAGAGAAAAAAGGCTTATAATTTGGTCTGGTCGAGAGAGCTAATGCACGACAGCATTAAATTTGAAGTGGTAGAGGATAAAATCTAGCATATCAGAAAAACTGATTTTACTTTTACCAGCATGTATTAGATAATTATTTTGTGGCTAGGATGATCACCGAAAACCATGCAACCTACATGGCTGCCACATCATATTTTTAGGTTATTTACAGAGGTGTAAAAATGAACTGCGAAGAATTGAAAAAACAATTACTTGAAAAGGATGCTCAAGTTAAAGCAAGAACAGAGAATACAATTAAGTGTTTTGAGTTAATAAAAGATTGGGTTGTTGATGATTTAGTTAAAAGAACTATTGATGATGAGTTTAGTAAATGTGGTCACTTACTATACTCTAAAGATATATATGAAAATCTATTTAGTGTGTTGAATATTGATACATCTTTGCTTAGATGGGATTACATGCGTGAATCTTTTTGGTCTAGATGCATTATCGAGGAAATTTATTTTTGTAACGACTCGTATGCATATCAAGAGTTAGATGATTATGAGAAAGCCGATATTCAAATGAAAAATGTTTCTACATTTAAAGTGAATTTCGATAGAGGGTTATTTGAGAAACTGATTGTAAAACATATTCGTAGTTTTGGTTTTGAAAATAAGGTGATAAAAAACATTCATGGTCAAAAAGTAACAACTAATTTTTTTGTAATATCGAGAGAAAGATTAGAGAATAAATGCTGCGTAAATCCAAAGATGGAAGATGATAAAAGAGAAAGTAGTGAGAATATTTGGTCAGGAATCCTTGTTCTTGTTGCTGTAGCAATCATTGCTTTTGTTTACGCAATGTCTTGATTTGTTAAATAAGCTATACTAAACCCATCAACACGATGGGTTTTTTTATGTCTATTCGAGTCAGGTCACTAGCAAATAGTGTCACAACAGCAGTAAACGAAAACTACAATGCTGTAATTAAGGTGTCAGAGGGCTACACTATCACGCCCGATGGTGATCAAGTGCCTAAATACAGTGAAATTCCTAAAGTTCTTCAATTGCAATCTATGTCATCCGATGATTTGCAGCACTTTGGTTATGCAAACATGCAAGGCTTATTTATGTTTGCCTATGCAGACGGTATGATTGAGGCGTTAAACCGCGAAGATCAAAAAGGAGAAAGCACAATAGAAACTATCAAGTATGGTGAAAGTGACACTCATTTGTGGAAAGTGATGCGTGTCGCAGAATCATATAATGATTGGGTTAAGATTATCATTCGATATGTAGGGCGTAAAAATGGAAATCCTTAAACCGCTTTATACTGATGTGCGCAGTTATTTGATTGCAGTACTTGAGTTGCCGCAAGATGCTCCAGTAGTCAAAGGTTACAACAATAATGCGCCAATACCATTTGACGCTATTATCATGACCTTTTTGTATAGCAGTCACTTAGATCAATTCTCGCATGAATATGTTGGCGATAAGATGATTGTTTACAACTCTGTCAAGGGAACAATGCAAATTGATTTTTATGGCAATAATGCGCATGACAAAGCCCAAGCAATTGCAACCTTATGGAACACACCTTATACAACTTCTGCACTTAAAGATTGTGTTCCACTAAATCACCCAAGAGTGAGAAATCTAACCTTTGTAAACGAAACAGGTAATTACGAACCACGCTTTATGATTGAGCTTGATTTACAGTACAATACAAAGTATGAAAAACAAGTTAATATAGCAACGGACGTTTCACAAATCGATTTGGAGTCTATTAATGTTCAATACAATTCCAGCAAGTAATATTGCTGCTGTCTACCCTGCCGTCATTGGTGGTGGTGGAAATCCATTGGGTTTGAATACAACCCTATTTGTCAATAACGCTGTTTACCAAAATTACCAATACTTTTCCGAGGAACTTGTAGGTAAACATTACGGCAAAGATAGCGATATTCACAACTTTGCAACTGTTTATTTTAATGGTTTTAAAGGTGCTACCACTCGCCCTGATTCATTATTTATTTGCACCTACAATGGTGCTGACGTTGCTGCAAAAATCATCGGCGGTAATGTTTCCTCAATGACAATTGATGAACTAAAGTTAATTAATGGTGATTTGGTTATCTCTGTAGACGGTACACAGAAAACAGCTCCTATTGATTTATCAACGGCAGATTCATTTAGTGATGCGGCTGCATTGATTGCTACAGCATTAACTTTACCTTGCGTATATCAATCAACAACCAGTAGCTTTGTTATTTCATCTAGCACTAGCGG